GCGAAGTTTCAGTAGCTAACAACGGTCAGTTTTGCGCAGTGGTCGACGGCAAAATTACACCATCGTACAAGATCGCTACACAGGTAGAGGCCGAGGGCGGGACGTCTTCAACAACGCTCATGACACCTGAGAGAACTGATCAGGCGATAAATTCCCTCTCCCCGAACAGAAGGAGCCTGAGGTACTACACCTCAGATGGCGAGCTATTGCCGGACGGTACTTTTGGTCCTCTGGACTTTAACGAGCCAGATGCAAGACAAGTTCAGGTTACTGCCATCGGAGGAGGAGGCGGTGCTTACGCCGCTTCAACACCAATAACGTCATCGACTGCAATACATCCTGCTGCCTCTGGTGGTGCTGCAAGGGCTGTTTTTTCTGCAATTGGATTCGATGAAACAATAACAATCGGAACTGGCGGAACGTCAGGCACAACACCAACAGATGGCGCCGACAGCTCTTTTGGATTGCTAATAGTATGTGGAGGTGGGAATAAGGGACAACTTTTGCCAGCTGCGAACTACGACAACATAGTATCTAGGGGGATTGTGTCTTACAACTCACATGACTTAATAACAATCCTTGACGTTGAAACTGTTTACAATGACTTTGTTGGCGTTCCTCCCAATTACACGCATAGACCACTAGGCGGATATCCAGTTGGGTTTAGTCAGCTGAAGGGGCTTTTTGACTCTACCCCTGATGGGCATGGTGCTGGCGGCGCTGGATATAGGACAAACACAAACACATATGAGCTTGTAGACGGACAGCCTGGCCTTGTTATTGTCGAGGTGTTGTCATGGGCATAACCAACGAAGACAGGCTTTTGGACTCAATCGGGCAGCTATTTGAGCAAAACCGCGAGCTACTAACCAAGGTGACTAGGATTGAGACAAACCAGTCTAACCAGCAAAAGCAGATTGATTCTATCCAGAAAGAGTTAAAAGAAATACAGGGTGATAGGAGAAAGGTTTTTGCCATGTGGTGGGTTATGACACCGCTCGCAGCTGGAGCCACTGCATACCTTTTCAGGCACTTCTCTGGTTAAGTTTACAAAATAAAGGCTATCTGATACTTTTCAGGTGGCCTTTTTTAGTGGGGAAAATTTAAAAAAATTCAGAAAAATTTAAAAAAATTCAGAAAAATTTAAAAAAAATGTACTACATAACAACTAAGCACGTTGCGATATTTGGAATAATCTGGACCACGGTTCTCGCTGTAATTCCTTTAATGGTTTTTCAAAAGCTTAAAGAGGTTCAAAAGTCCTTAAAAGACCTAGAGAACAAGCAAGCAAGTGCAGAGATGGCAGACTCTTTACTGACTAAGGCGTTGCAACTAACAGAAAAAGGCAATATTGACCTCAGTGTCAACTCTGCCGGAAGAGATATAGAAAATGGGTAATATTTATTTATTGGCTGGTGCTTGCTTCTTATCTGTTCTTATCTCTTCTGCGATTTGTACTGGCGTGTTGTTTGTCAAATACGGCGACAGATACAAGCGGATAGAAAAAGATATGGACTCAGTTAAAGAGCAGCAGCGAGAGAACGCAAGAGAGATATCAGCGGTTAAAGACCAAGTACAATACACACAATCAAAGCTCTGCAACGATGTATCACGCCAGCTCAGTATAAATTGTGCAGGAAACGACATTGTAAATGGCGGGAATAGCAATGGCTGATATTGAACGCCAGCAGCAACAGAAAATAGCTTGTATTGCCGAGTTCATGAAGGCTATAGAGCGTGGTTACAAAGACTCTATGAGTGGTGATACTGTTGAGGTGAAAGCATCCCTATCAATCAAGCAGGGTGGAATATGTTCGCTAAAGATAAACAGTGGTAAAACAATATCAAACATTTCTGACCTCATTGACAGGTCAAAGGCTCTTTGATAGCATCCTTCTAGCTAAGAGAACCCTTTAGGACCAATCAGGCCACTACCCTTTGTCGGGACGGTGGCCTTTTTTTATGGAGTTTTATATGACTGCTGTACAAGAAGCTGTAGCGATAATGGACGCTTTTATTCTTGCCATAACAGATGCTGACAACAGTAATTTCAGCGTCTATTCTGACTCTTTGCCGCCATTGACAGTATACGATAATGGCACAAAGTTTTTTGCGTGGGACGTTGAAAACAGTCGGTTCTTTGTTGATAAAAACTATGTCATGTCAATCCCGTATGACTTTAGAAAGACTCCTGAGATTTTAGACATGGTTACAAAGGTTTGCCAATGCACACACGACACTTGCCTTGAATCGATGGCTTATAGTTGGAATCAGACCATGGGCGCATAAAATAGAAAATCCCCCGCTTTCCTCTTGGTTGGCGGGGGTTGTTTGTTAATCTTCCTATTTTTCTGGAATGATAAACATTTCTGCGTCCTTGATAACCTCTATAGAATCCTGTCCAAGTGGGAAGTGAAGTCCTTTTTCATCTATAACAGAGAAACAATTGTCTTCAACAAATACGCCGGACTCCGGCATATCTTTAACTATTCGCATTTCATCATCCTTTTTAAATAGTTGGTTGGGGTATCTTTTTCGTGACGTTACGAAAATGATCTATTTACTTAGAAACACCTCTGAGCTTCAAGATAATGCTGTGGGCGTTTGGTTTATCAAAACACTGCATTGCAGCAGCCCGAATATTATCAGTGAGGTAGACTACGCAAGTTTTCCACGGTGCTGTTTTAGGTGTAAATTCATACACCTCTGAATTTGCTCCCCATGTGTCAATCTCGTACCCTGCATCTGTCTTTCTCAATTCGTCTTGACCAAATACACCTGCACTGGAAACAGATGCAAATGCTATCACCATAGCCATAGCCATAGAAACAATAATCTTTTTCATGTAAAATCTCCTTTTTAAATGGTTGGATGGGTTTGTTTGTTATTTTCCGTTTATCATTCTTTCTATTTGAGGAGTGATTATAATTCCCTGCTCGACAAGCTCTTGCACTGCCTCTATTCGCTTCTTTTCAATCCTTGCCTCGTGTCCAGCTGGTGAAATATAGCTCATAAGGAAAATCAGTCCAAACAATGGCACTGCTGATTTTAAATAAAAACATAAGAAGCAAAGCACACCGATCAACACGATGTTATATACCATGCACCAAGCGTATTCAGGCATCTACTTATCTCCTTTTCCGCGACGTTACGAAAATGATCTACTCTTTATCTGTCAACTCTGCGGTGATGCCGATGTATCCAGCGCAATCAACTAAATTGTCTGAATTTTCCTGCACTGTATGCCGTGCGACCTTGAACAGTGCAAGCATACATGAAGCATCGGCCTTTGTTAGCTCGCAGTTCCTGAGCATTACGCCCTTGGATTTAAGGTACGTAGTCCAGAACTGTGCAATTGCTTCAAAGCTATCTTCTGGTTCACCGTGCTTGTCCACACGGTCCTGTGTAATTGTTTCGGCAGCCTCAAGCAGTACGGCTTTTCGTTTAGGGATATTATCGCTCATTACTCCTTCCACCCTTCGTCATAAATTTCGCCATCGCTTGCACGCCACATGCCTCGCACCTCATGCTTTCTGCATTTCTTGCAAAAGCGTATATCAGACAGCCCGGAGAAGTGAGACCATTTGGTCCACTCGTGCTTGCACCAGAATCCTTTGATCCACTGAATAAATGTTCTGTTCATATATTATCCAGACGTTGATTCAACAGGGTTAGGGAATACAATGTCTTCATCGAAGCCGGCACCGACTCTATCAACGGCAGGTCCAAAGTCTGGTGCGTTCCCGCGGTCCATCTCGTAACCGATTTCTTCCAGCTTACTAACATCAAATAATGATACGGAACGATCTCCGATAGTGTAAAACCCAATTCGACTAGTTGGGCATTCGTCTAAAATGCGTTGTAGTTTTTTTAACCATGCTTTCTCTTTTTTGTTCAGTTCCATACCATCAATCCTTTGTCTTGTTGTTTCTTCCATCAAACCATCTACACTCAGAAGGTTGCTCGTACACGTGTTCCCATCTAGCTAGGCATAATATATACCCACCGCTTCTTTTGCGACCGTGTTCGCATTTTTCACATAGTCCCATACCTACACCAGCCCCAAGAACTTAGCATCGTCAAGAGAAATCTGCATGGTGCCTGATTCTCTTGAATCTGCGGAATTAATCAAACTCGTTGCTTTTGAAGTAAGTACGCAAATTACATGGCCGTGAAATCCAGTCATTGGGCAAACGTCAATCTGTTTTATCTTCTTTTCTGCAACCTCTCGCACAACCCTATTGCTAACTGTGATTGTCGTCATACTACATCTCCTTGATCATCTCATCCATGCTTGACTTTAAAACATCACCGGACCAAACGACCTTTTTAAGCTTGCACACCTGCACGGTTATAAGTCCAGTTTCGTGGCCATAAACCATGCATTTTGTATACGTGCGCTTACCGTCGGACGACAAATCCTCGTAAAGCTCAGAGCGAGGCCACACCTCAATGAGCTTTGATCCGGTATTTAAGTTTGTCCAGTATTGATACCGATGCCGCCTATCGCCTTTTTTATACCTGTATGTATCAGGCTTAACGGCTATCAGCTTGAAGTAATCAGCCACTAATCTACCCTTTTTTCTTGCAATAAGTTTTAATTAGCCAGACCGCTTTTACACGGTCCAGCTTGTAAGTAGTTGTTATTGTTGGCTAAAATGGAACGTCATCCAATCCGTTTTCCTCACTTGGAAAAGATGGGCCAAGGTCTTCGTCAGGAGGATTATTGTTCTGCTGCGGTTGCTGATATCCACCCTGCTGATGGTTCTGCTGTTGACCCTGTTGCGGAGACTTGTCCAGAGCCTGAATGTTCACACCAACGACCTCCGTTTTATAGCGGTTGGTTCCGTCCTGAGCCTGCCATTTGCGTTTCTGCAATTTCCCCTCGACAAGTACAAGGCGACCTTTGGACAAATAGTTTTGTGCAAATTCAGCCAGACCTCTCCACAGCACAATGCTATGCCATTCCACCTTATCAACTTTGTTTCCTGTCTGACGGTCTTTGTACCCTTCATCCGTAGCAAGTGAAAAGCTTGCGACTGCAGTGCCAGAAATTGTGTATGAAAGCTTTGGGTCTTCGCCCATGCGCCCGAGTAAAATAACTTTATTCATTGTAGACATTTTTATCCTTTGATATCTTTAATAATTTTTTCAGCTTCTACGTGTGTCAACTCGTTAGCTGATTTTATCTTGCGTCCGATTCGCTTGCAGAGGTCTTCGATTCTTTCCTCTCGTGGTGTGTCACCGTAGAAAGCCATGATCTGCTTTCTCTGCCCGTTGTTCCAAGGCTCTTCCTTTGGGTACCTTATTCCAATCTCTTTTGCTGCTTCGAGTACGGCGGGGTTCTTTTTTGCTATCGCAGACAGTGAGGCCCATGTTGTTTCAAGTTCGCCTCTATCCTTAGACGCATAAATCTTTTTCACGTCGTCATTTGGAATGTAAGACTCTTGAGGATTTTTTGCCGCACGATCGTCTTTAGGAGGCAAAGCCCATTCAGGCAGTTTTGGCGGGTCCCACTTGAAAGCAGATATACCTTTGCCCTTATTCGCTCCTTGGTAGTGCTTTCCTTTTTCGCTTATAGTGGCATATCCCTCCTTGAGAGAGTATAGATATCTACCAATGCCCCACTGACTACCCGCTCTTTTCATGGCTCCGGACAAGCCGCCTTTAACGGCCTCAATTTGTGTATTGTCTGAACCGTCCCATTTTGTTACCCACTCTTCACCGCACTTTATGGATATTCCGCAAAGGATGCCTCCGTTTGGTCCAGTTGCAAATTCATTCTTCCAATTCTCAGGTCCACAAACATCGTCGAGTCTATTTTGTATAGCACGACTAGTGACATACGCCAAAACTCTAGCCCACACTCCCCTGGCACCATTTCCAGCAGACTGGACCCTCCATTCTATGTCCTCAGCCTTAAAAGGCTCTTGTAGCTTTTCCAAGTTCATCTACTCACCCCCATCATTATACGGACCTTGACGCTTAACGCCTAGTTCTCGCTCTTCTGGTTCTACCGGTCTATCGTACATTGAATCCATAATTGGTCCTTATCTCGCACCCAGGAACATCGACACCGGACTTGATCGCTTTTTTGATATCAGCAGCCCTTGCAGATATAGATATCTTTTTAAATTCTTCCGGCAGATTTTCAGCTTCAACGCCTACAAAAACAGATTCACTTTTTCTGAGGTAAATTGTACTTGTGTTTCCCTTGACCTTTTGCAATCCAGCCTCAGTCATCACTGCCTTAAAATAGTCCTTTGTTCTTGACAATGCGTTTTCAGCAGACTTTCTGCGCATTGCAATACGCTTTTCTTCATCTTTCAAAAAAGCGATCCTTGCAGTCTGCTCACGCAACATAAATCCAATCGCGTCTGCCTTGTCAGCCTCAAGCTCGCCAAGGTCTTGCAGGTAGTCACTCAATGCGCTCTCAAGCTCTTCTCTGTTTTCATCAGTGGCCTCTTCAAGCGCGGAAAAAGCGGTTTTAATCTCGTCCTGAATCTCTTTTAAACTAGCCATTACTTCTTGCCTCTCTTTTTAGATTTAGTATACTTTTCGCACGCCTCTATCACATGATAGGTCATTGTGCTCCCCTCTTCCTCTTTTGTTTAATGCTATGTTGTTTTTTATATAAGCTTAAGCTGCACTGCATTTGTTTTTTGCTCCACAATGGAAGTGTCTACACTGTTGAAATCGTCACACATGCTTTCAAATATTGCATATGCCTCACTGTCTTTCTTTGGGTAGCTTTTCCCAAGCGAATACTGATGCACAGCCTGTCTTGAGACGCCTAGAATCGAAGCTACTGCGCTAAACCCTCCGTGGTGCCTTATTACAGATGCCACCTCCTCTTTACCCCTGTGTCTTCTTTTAAAGCCTGGAG